GGAAAGAAACCTCGGCAGGAGGGGTGGGTTCTCTTTTCATCTGGCTCATGACTTCCAGACTAGCCGTGTTTCAAACAATTCTATTCCACTTTGTCTAGTAGGAACAAGTCGCCAAAATCATCCATACACATCACGCCAACATTGACGTAATGAGTCTTGCCCGTTTTCTCATCGTAAAGCTGCGACCAAACATTCTTTTGAAAGTGCAAAGCGCATCGACTCCAAAACCAACTGACTTGTTTCATTTGAACCACTTAGGACGCAAATTTTTTAACTGCCAGATTCGACCTTGAGGTATTGCTTTCCATTGAGAAACCGCCCCTCGGCTGATGCCCAAAATCCTAGCCAGCTCACTCTGTGACCCTGCTAATTTGATAGCTTGTTGTTTTTCCATTTGTTTAGTTTACTATACTTTGTAAAAAAGCAACATTAGGGAAAGCACCTAGAAAATAACTGTTAATAGGCTTGCAATCTTTGTTTAGCTGGCTTAACATTCACCCATGCCCTGAACTTCTCGGGGTCTTTTAAGGAGTATCAAGATGATGAATTCAAACTGGATGGTGACCTTGGCAGTTTCTCAGCGCAAGGCTTTGATTGGGTTTGGCTACACAAACCAACAAGTTAACACCATGAGTCTTGCTGAAACAACCCAAGAATTAAAAAACCTTGGCTACAACTTTAAAACTAATTCACCTTTTAAAAACAACGCACCATACAACCCTGAGTTTCTTGGCGCACAACCAGCACGGGCTGGTCAGGACTATTAAATGTATTTAGAAGATTATGAGGAATGGCGGTGGGGGCAAATCTTGACCCACCGCGCAGACTACAACCCAGATGACCAACCAGAGGATGAAGAAGATGAAACACCCCAGGACGCTGAATGAAGCATTCCCCCACACCGTGGAATATGGCGCATCCATAGAAATCCACGTTGCCCACATTTCCACAACTGACAAGATCATCATGGCGCTTGCTGTGTGTGCCTTGGTGGTGCTTGCCCTTGACCTGTTTATTTGGAGACCATAAATGAACGCTAACGAACTTATCGACAACATCAAATTCATTGCTGACAAACAGTATGAAGGCGAACCCGCACAGAACCGCTTGGCCTATCACGTTGGCTTGTTGGAGTCCCATTTGCGGGGCTACATCCAAACCTGTGACACCGCCCAGGAATACATCAAAGAACTCGAAATGCGCTTGATTGCAAAGGAATCGGAATGAAGATGATCACTTACTCACTTTTGTGCTGGATGGCCTGGGTTACCGCTGGTTGCTCTAGCTTGCCAGGGTCAGCACCCCAAGCGCCCAATCAAGACCTAATCGTGGACAAACAAGTCCAGCCGATGGGCAGAAATGAAGTGATTGATGCTGTGCGCCAGTGCGAATCCTCTGGCCTCCGCGCCATCCCGCTTTATGCCAAACGCAAGATTAACGGCTACACAGTCGAGACTGTGGTGGAAGTCACTTGCGGCCCTAAATACGCCTACTGACATGGAAATTGAAAAATTAAAAGAGCAACTCAAAAAAGCTGATTCCAATTTAGACAAAGCATTTTCTGAAGTAAAAGAATCAATTGGGGCTGAACGAAACAATTTATATCTAATTGAACAATGTGAAGCCAATCAAGAAAAAGCCAGAAGCAATTGGAGTCAAGCTAACGCAGAAGTGCAACGCATCAGAAAACATCTTAGAGAACTTGGAGTAAAAACATGAATGAAACACCAATCGGAAAACAAATAGCCGCCGCCTTTGTCAAAGCACAAAAGGCATTTGGGCCAGCTTTAAAGACCTCTACAAACCCGCATTTTCGGTCTAAGTACGCTGACCTCTCCAACTGCATTGAGGCCGTTATCGGGGCTTTAAACGACAACGGCATAGGCTTCATGCAACGAACCTATGATTGTCCAACTGGCGTAATGGTCGAAACAATATTTGTCCACGAATCTGGGGAAGTCATGGAATGCGGGTTGCTTCATGTACCAGCCGCTAAACAAGACCCCCAGGGCTATGGCAGTGCCTTGACCTATGCGCGGCGTTACAGTCTTTTAGCCGCCACTGGCCTCGCCCCAGAAGATGACGATGGAAATGCTGGTTCACGCCGCACAGAAACGCCACAGATTGATGCAGGGGTTATGGCTGACCACATCGCCGCCATTGATGCCAGCGCCAACAAAGAAGAACTGCAAACCGCCTACAAAGCAGCCTACGATGCTTGCAAGGGCGACCAAACATGGATTGCCAAGGTTATCAAAGCCAAGGCAGACCGCATCGCAAAAGCAAAGGAAAAAGCATGAGAAAAAAGAAAGAAATCGGTCTTGAAGAAATAACCCTCAAAGACTTTATCGCCATCTTTGCCATGCAATCAATCTTGCGGTCTGGTGGCGTAATCAACCCCGAATCTTTCAAACATGATTCGGAACTTTCATACAAGATGGCAGATGCCATGCTGGAGACACGCAATGGAAATTGAACAACGCACAGAAGAATGGTTTGCCGCCCGTTTGGGCAAGGTAACCGCCAGCAGGGTGGCAGATTTGGTTGGCAAGACTAAAACGGGTTACAGCGCCACTCGGGACAATTACATGGCCCAGTTGGTGGTGGAACGCCTTACCCAGACCAAGGCAGAGTCCTACACCAATGCGGCAATGCAATGGGGTACAGATCAAGAACCATTTGCACGGGCGGCGTATGAAGCGGCACAGGGCGTTATGGTTGAAGAAGTGGGGTTTGTACCGCACCCAACGATTGAGTGGGCTGGTGCGTCCCCTGATGGCCTTGTTGGGGACGATGGGCTTGTGGAGATCAAGTGCCCCAATACTGCCACCATGATTGAAACGCTGCTATCCCAAAAAGTCCCTGGAAAATACTTTATCCAGATGCAGTTTCAGCTTGCTTGCACAGGTCGCAAGTGGTGCGACTATGTGGCGTTTGACCCTCGAATGCCAGCTAAAGCACAAATGTTTGTCAGACGGGTTGACCGTGATGATGAATACATTGCACATCTTGAAGAAGAAATTGCAAAGTTTCTTGTTGAGGTGGAATCCCAAGTTCAAAAATTAAACGCAATCATTGAAAGCAAATAATGTCCAAAGTCAAAAAAGAAATCACCGCCATTGTTGGTCAGTACACCAATGCCCAAGGCCAGCAAAAGAACCGCTATCAGCGCATCGGGTCAATCATTGATACCCGCAATGGCGAAATGCTCAAGCTGGACGTTATCCCTTTGAAGGAAAACGGGTGGGACGGTTGGGCATATCTGAACGACCCGCGCCCTGTTGAGCCTAAATTCCAGGGCTTGCCAGATGATGAAGATTTGCCGTTCTGACCATGTTTGATTTTATTTTTCCTCGAGTGCGGAAATCTGACCCGCTGACCTCGTTTGTTGCAGCGGATTCAGCCAAGGAATTGGCTAAAAAGCACGGTTCAATCATTGTTCAATGCCTTGTCCAGCACGGGCCATTGGGCAAAGATGGAATCGCCACCCACACAGGGCTGGATGGCAACCAAGTGGCACGGCGCTTGAAAGAATTGGAAACGCTGGGTTTAATCAGTTTGACAGGCAAAACAGTTGCATCTAAATCAAAGCGCCAGGAAAGGGAATGGCGCGTTTTGGGAGATTTGGCATGAATGAAGAAGATGAAGCATTTGAGGAACTCAGTCGCAAACAAGGTTATTGGGGCTTGCAGGGGTCACGCAAGCACCAGATCATGCGGTACGCTGAAAATGTTGAAAGCAAGGAAAACATCACACAAGATGAAATCATTGAAATTGCAAAAGAAGTGTATGGGACTCAAGCCACCGAACAAGAAATATGTTTTGCCAAACTGGTAGCTGCCAAAGAGCGTGAGGCGTGTGCAAAGTTGTGTGAAAGCCTACCAATGCAACAGGAAATTGATGTGCGTGACCAATGCGCCGCCGCCATTAGAGCAAGGAAACAAGAATGAAAGCTAGACAAGTGTTTATTGCCCTAATGACGGGCAAAGGTTACACAGAAGATGATTTAAAGATGGTTAAAGGCAGATATGCCAACCCTGCCATGCAAGGTCGATGGAGTTACTTTTTAGCAGGTTGGGAAATGCGGGGAGTTATGTGATCGGATTGTTTCTAATCCTGTGCCTGGGCGCTGCCATCTCCATTGTGGTAGGTTGGCTATTCGTTCAGATACTGCTCTGGATGGAAGAATAAACCCGTGTCCCTGCTTTATCAATGATTAAAGCCTGTTTGCGGGGTGCGCCAGCATTGGGAATGGATATGTGTGTCCAGCGGTCAAACTCTCGTATAACTTGATCGTAGCCAATCCCAGAGGCAATGACGGCCTTAACCACTTCATCAGGGGTTAGCCCTGGCACACGAATATCGGCAGCACAACCAATGCGGTGTTGGCTTGTGTCTTTAGACCCTACCGCATCATTCACCGCTTTACTGCGGAACGCAGAGTTAACCATGATCGGTTTGCCGCCAAGTACAGTTTTGACTGTTTCAAGGAATTCAGCCAATCTTTTAAGGTTTGCAAGTTCAGTTTCATTTGGTGTGTTCTCCAGTTCCCGATGATCTGTAATTGTCAATTCTTCCAATGTGAAATGGGTTGAAAGGTTCATTTCAAACCTTTCATAAGCGCATCGGTTTTATCTTTGCTGCCTTTGGATGAACCGAAAAAAAAGTTAAAAAACCCAGTTAAAACTGTACCAATCAGCACCCCAATGATGGTGTCCACAATGCGCGTATTTGCATCTGGTATAGAGTAAAACGATGCCATAGCAAAAAACACCATTGCAAAGATTGACCAAATGGCGGTAAACAAATAAAGGAAATTCTTAGCAAACCAAGATTCTTGCTGGAGTGCCACTTCTTGCATATGACGGGCGCTGGCGCGGTCATCGTTTTCCAACTGGAATTGCTTTAGGTCAATCTCTGCCAGCTTTAGCGCCGCCTCTGGGTCTGCTTGCAGGGCTTGGGTTACAGCGGCAACAGTATCAGAAACGCCCAGCTTGCTGGCTATGGCAGACACCGCCATGCCGCCCAATGGCCCAGCAACAATAGTCGCCAACCCTGGCGCTGCGCTTTTAAGAAGGTTTAATAAAGTTTCCATTATTTTTCCTTTATACGGTGGACGACACTAAGTTTTTCCTCAAGAATAGCAATGTGCATTCTGTTGACTTGAATGTCATCCCTGTTTTTTTGGATTTCTTTTTCTAGGTCTTGGCGTAGCTTTTCACGGGCTAATTCAGCACCAGAATTTGGCGCTTGCCTGTTGTCGCTGGT